GTCAAAGAATCTAACGCCCCGTATCACGAAGCTTCAATGTGTCATCTTCATTGGCCAGAACGCCATTGGCAAACTTGGGTTCTTTATTCTCACGGTTGGGAAAAAGTTGTCGACAATGGTTTTTTGCGTGAGTCGGCGTAAGCCGGCTCTCAGAGGAGATTTTATTATGAGTCAAGCAGTTCAATTCCTTCAGAGAGAGCTTCAGACAGCTAGTCAGCGTAAAACATACGTCTACATCAGCACTGGCGAGGAAACCGGCTTTTACACGTTGCGTAAGGTTACGTTCGTTCCTGTCTACGATGGTCTCGGCGTATTCAATGGCGAGTTCACAGAACACGATCACTACGTTCAGAATCTTTCGACTGAGCCTAAGCTGGCAGAGCAGAAGTGTGCTGAGTTCGCTAAGAAGCATGGCTACGAGAATCGTGGTATCGCTGATTTCACTCTTGAGGAGTGGTATCACTCTTTCGCTTATAACAACGATATGATCGATTCGATCCGTAAAGACGGCGTCATCATTTTCGGCGAGAAGCATTTCCACAAATCGTTCAAGGATGTCATCGATTCTGATTATCGCTACATCCACTGGATGCTGAACACAGCAGACTTCATCCTCAAAGATGTTGAGGCCGCTAAGAAGTCTCGTCGTTTAAATCGCATGGAGCTTACAGCAATCGTTATTCAGCAGATGATCGCTGACGGTGAACTGTATCTTCCAGAGGAGCCAGTGGTTGTTCCTGTTGTCGAAAAGCCATCAGTCTGGATCGGTGAGATCGATGAAAAGATCGAGTTTCAGGGTACTTGTGTATTCGCTAAATCATTCGAGACTCGTTTCGGTTACAACACGATCTATATCGTTAAGTCTGATGACGATGTTGTCGTGAAGTTCTTTTCTACTTCAGCCACGCTCGATGACGTCAGCCGTGGCGATTGGGTTCAGATCAAGGGGACTGTCAAGTCTCACGATCTTGATGAGTATCGTAATAATAATAAGGTCACTCAATTGACTCGCGTCAAGTGTGTCGATCATGTAGCAAAGGAGGAGGCGTAAGCCTCCTAGGAGATAATAATGGAACTGTTAGATATTCTCGTTTACATCGCGGCGTTCAGCTTCTTATGGCTGTTCTGCTGTTTCTTAGGTGCGGTGATCGATTGGTCGTTACGCCGTTTATTTGGTTTCGGAATATTCCCTAAGGGATACTGGAGTTCGAAATGACACAGGAATATACTCACTGCCCGCGCTGTGGCGATAGCTTGCCTGATCGTAACTTCTGCCGTCATTGCGGCGATATCGGCGATCTGGATGAATATAAAGATGACCAGAAGAAGCAGGAGCCGCCTGTTCAGCCGATGACTCAGGCTCAGTTTGGCAAGGCCGCTGTGGATTTCGCATTCAGGAAGATATTCGGATGATGCCTAATATTGTTTATCTCAGACAGAATCATCCAACGGCGACATTGAACGAGCATGATGTCTATCTGATCAAAGGGTTGATCCATCACGGTTTGCCGATCGGCGAGATTGCGGAGAAGTTCGAAGTAACTAAGAGCTGTATCTCTAGGATCAGTACCGGAAAGATCTGGAAACACGTTCCCGACTATGTAGAGGAAGCATGAACCAATATATCGAAAATGCCGTAGAAGCATTAACCAAAGCCAGAAAGTTCCTACAAGGAAACACCAGACCACACGTATTGATCGGCAGAACTCCAAAAGGGTATCTGCTGATCGATCCAAGACACAAAGGACAGCATTACTGCCAAATCGTTGGCAAGCTCTACCGTCAAATAACATAATCGGTTATTCTGTTAATCATTGGTCGCTTCTGGGTTGCGGCCTTTGATACCGTCTGGGACGGGAAACGGTGGAGCCGATATGACCAGCATTACGAATCTTGAGGTCGTCTATCTAAAGACGGCTGACATAATCCCCTACGTTAATAATCCTCGCGAACACCCTGAAGAACAGATCACGCATATTGCATCCAGCATCAAGGAATTTGGATTCACCAATCCTATCCTAGTGGACGAGACAAGTAGCGTTATCGCAGGGCATGGCCGTCTCATGGCCGCTAAGAAGCTCGGGCTAGAGGAAATCCCTACAATCACGTTAACAGGACTCACAGAAGCGCAGAGAAAGGCGTATGTGATCGCTGACAACCAGATGGGATTAACGTCTGAATGGGATGACGATCTATTGAAGCTCACGTTGCAAGAGCTATCTGACATGGAATTCAATCTTCAGCTTCTCGGCTGGGGAGACAACATACCTGAGTTCGTTGAGGCTCCTGATTACGGGATTCTCGATGATGAAGATTTAGACGATCAGCTAGATGAAATGGCTGGCGGAGTGAAAAAGGCTATCCAAATCGAATTTGAGCCAGAACACTACGAAGAAGCGCAGGAGCTCGTCAAATTCTGGCGAGAGCAAGGCGGCTACATCGGAATGTTCCTGATTGATAAGCTCAGAGACGAAAAGGATAAGCTATGAAAACAGAGCGCGGCGCACTGAGGGGCATCGAATTTATCCACAGGGTTGGATTCTCTGATCTGAAGACATTTGAAGAAGTCATCGGCAGAGATACGTACCAGAAACGAGGCCTAAAGATCGAGGCCGGCGAATCATGGCTAGACTGTGGCGGTAACGTAGGCGCATTTGCATTACTGGCCTGTTCGCTCGGTGCTAAGGTCAAAGTATTCGAGCCTGATCCGTATAACTGCGAGATGATCGAAAAGAATCTCGATCTGAACGGCTTCAAAGCTGAGATCAAGCAAGCCGCACTGGTGCATAACGACACTAAAGAAGTCACGCTATTCATCGGCAACAACAATAACGTCTGGCGCAACTCGATCGTCAAGAAATGGAATAAGCTCGGCCTCAAGGTTCCGGCAGTCAATTTCGATCAGGAGGCTTTCGGATGGGATTGCTGTAAAATGGACATCGAAGGCGCAGAGATGCCAATCCTTGAGACGACAGAGACTCGATTCAAGAAACTGGTATACGAATGGTCGTTCGACATTGATCCAAGCCTGACGCGCCTATGGGACGTCCTAGACCAGCAGAAAAAGAAATATCGGGTTGAAGCACCATGGCATTCAATCTGTTATGACGACAAACGCGAGACGCAATGGCAGAAATCATGGTTTCCTGCTTGCGCCAACATATTCTGTTTCGAGAAATGAAGACAGTAGAGCTAAAGCGCATAGCGCATAACGTCAAGATCGGCGACAAGCCTAAAGAGCTCCAGCCGACACTTTTTGAGGATTCACTGTTCGTAGAGAACGGCGAACCAGTAGGCTTTTACATCGCAAAAATCCCTGAGAAACTTCAGAAGCTCGTAGACATCGCAGACTATGAGCTAAACAGCAAACGTGTACCGAAGTCAGAGATGAAGCGATCCAGTGGTCTAAGAGACGATGCCATGGATGTACGACAGTACTCCTGTATCATCGGATCGATTCCACCAAAGCCTCATATGCGGCGAGCCTATGCAACCAAGTCATCTGTCCATGCTGTTGATTCTGCTAGGGTTTTTGTCAAGGCGATGACTCTGGCCGGTATCGAAGGATTGAAGATAATCGATGCTGTCAGTCCAGAACTCTACAAGGTTCACAAGGAATCGGTCGAAGGAAAGGTTCCAGAGAAATGGCGATTCGCTGATCTGTTCACGAGCTCGATCAGCAACTACAACATTAGCGCAGGAATCCATCAGGACAATCTCAACGTGAAAGGCGCATTGAACGTCATTATCACGAAGCGTAAGAACTCTACTGGCGGAAACCTGTATATCCCTGATTACGAAACAACGCTCAATAGCGCAGACAACTCTATGCTGGTCTATCCGGCATGGCGGAATATGCATGGCGTTACACCAATCATTCCAACTCACAAAGGCGGCTATCGTAATAGCTTAGTCTGGTACGCATTAGACTCGTTCAGTAAGGCAGGATGATATGGCAAAGAATGGCAGACAAGGTGAAGGCGGAGGCCGTCCAATAGTCGTATTCGATGATCGTGATATCGCTCAATGCGAAGCTCTAGCGGCTGTACTGAATAAAGAGCAGATCGCAGACTATTTCGGCATCGATCAGAACACTTTACGAGCCGTAGAGAAGCGACAGCCGGAAGTATTTCATGCGCTAAAAAAAGGAAAGGCCAAAGCAGTAGCGGGCGCAGGCATGAATTTGATACAGCAGAGCAAACGTGGAATCACCACAGCGACGATCTTTTACCTGAAAACACAAGGTGGACCGCAGTGGAGAGAGAACCAGCAGGGCGGCTCTGGCGGTAACGTGGTACTGCAAGTAGTGAATCCGAATGAAGTGGATTGAAGTAGACGAGCCTGAGATCTGGGAACCATCGGAAGTCGATGAGATCAAACGCATCAATCCGACTATCCCGCAATGGCAGTATATTTACAGCAAAGCACAGTTTCCGGCGTTCGTGGCAGGGTTCGGAGCCGGCAAGACTGAAGCCGCTATCCTGCGCTGTATCTTTGGGCTGTTAGAGAACCCGAAATGTAACAGGGGATTCTACGAGCCTACCTACGATTTGATCCGCATGATCGCATGGCCTCGATTTGAGGCAACGCTGACAGAGCTTGGACTACCTTACAAGCTAACCAAGAGCCCACAGAACCAGATCGAGATTGAAGGCTACGGTACGATCTTCTTTCGATCGATGGATAACGCAACCAGAATCATCGGTTATGAGCACGCAGACGCTGACATTGACGAGCTAGACACTCTGAAACGTGACGATGCGGCATACGTCTGGCGTCAGATACTTTCTCGTAATCGTCAGCACAAACCGAATGGACAGCACAACACCATCGGAGTGACTACAACGCCTGAAGGCTTCCGGTTCGTTTACGAGACGTGGAAACGTGACCCAAAGAACGGCTACGAGATCATCCAAGCTCCAACCTACTCCAATCCGCATTTGCCAGAGGGATACGTCAAGTCGCTACAAGACGTCTATCCTGCTAACCTGCTAGATGCGTATCTGGAAGGCAGATTCGTGAACCTAATCTCAGGAACGGTCTACTCTAGCTATGACAGAACAGCGCACAATTCGCAGGAGACGATCAAGGAAGGGGAGCCGCTTTTCATCGGCTGTGACTTCAACGTCACCCA